AGTGCTCTGCAAGAAGCGTCAGGTCCGGAGAACGGTAAGAGTCGTCGTCGTACAAATAGGCGAATTCATGCAGGGCTTTACCGTCTCGCGCCACGAACAACACGGCATTGCCAACCTGTAAAGCCTGGATGTTCGCCCCGCCAACCGTGGTGTGCCGCCTCGCAAGGATCGCAGACGGCGTAATAGGCTCGTCCTGCCCCCCGCCGTTCATGAGCCATTCGCCGCCCGTGGTGCCGACGGCAAGCCCACCGCGAGCCGTGGTGAGCCACTTGATTTGGTTGACCTCGTTGGAGAGCGTTTTAAACGAGCACGCGTCCGAGTCCGTCACTTCGGCCTGCACCCTGAAGCTTGACAGGGCATCGGTTTCTGACAAATCGATATCGCTGCCGTTAGCTACCACAAGACGCGCTTCGTGTAACGCGCCAACTGCGGGATATCCGGTCGTGTCGCTGTATTTACCGAGTTTCCATTGTGTGGTTGCCGAGGTCGGGAAGCTACCAACCACAACCGTCACAGTGCAGTGCGTTGAGTCGACAACAGCGGTTATCTCGCCCCACTTCCATGCAGCCGAATTGTAAATGCGTACCAGCCGCCCGACGTCGGTCGGCAAAAACCCCTGCCCGTCATTGATGCCGTCTGTGGAACTAGCCGTTACCGTGACGCTGCCAGTCCCAGCGGATGCGACTAAGGTTGTCGTGGTGCTGTTTAATGGTAAATACGGACCGTCAAGAAAGACCTCGTTGACAAACAACCATTCGGCCTCTCCGTACCGCTCCAACCTTTTGGTTGGATAGTCGGGGTGAAAGAACCACATAACGTCTGCGCTTTGCGTAATATGCAGATCGAACAGTTCGTCTTCCTGGTACGGGGTTGGGATTTCAAACACATCGCCGCTAAGCGGATACCACCAATCGGTTTCCGTTGAAGGGTTGTAGTTCAGGTTCGCGTCAGACAGCGAGTAATAATTAACGCCGCTATAAGATACCAAGGCTCCATGAGCATACGTGGTACCGCTATCCCATGCGTCCAAAGTCCCAACGGTCAACAGTGATCCGTCACGGCCAAGCCTGATATATTCCGGTCCAATTTCCAGAACATAGGAAATATCAGCAGAATACTCGAACGGCAAAAGCCGCTGTACTTTCGTAGCATCCTTTACGGGCCACCCGTAAAACGTTCCCGGTCTTGTCGTTGCCCCGCCGTGCGGATGAAGGATGAAGTTTTCAAGACGGGCGAGAGAGTTCTTGTATTGCGGAAGGTCCACGCGCCCGAATAGTCGTTCGGAGATTTCCCCGCCTGTGAAGGATGTTTGCCAACGCCAGATCATGTTCTCTCGCTAACGTAGGAGGTTGATTGGTACGGTTCTGTTCGGTCGGTTTGCGCGTTCAGGGTCTTCATCCGCGCCATGCGGGCATCGTACACGCCTCTAAGAGCGTCAGCCATTTTGTAGCTTTTGGCGACGATCATAGCGAGGTCAACAGACATCCTTGCGGCGAAGGCCTGCACAAACGATGGTGAAAACTTCGATGGGTCCTCGACACTGGCAATATAGAGGATTTTTACCTCTTCCTCGTCTGTCAAAAGCTTTTCGCCCTCAACCTCCCACGTTTTCCCAAATGTCGCCACCTGAACACTCTGCGCTGTCGATTGGTCGAGCATGGCATATTCGTCGTCCTGCATTTCGAGCACTCGCAGGCAATCGGACGGCAAAGCGTAGGCATACAGGTAGCCGTATCCCGGGGTTTCATCAAGCCGCGCCAAAATCGCCCTGCGCTTGCAGAACGTCCAAGCGTGCGCCTCCTGAACCTCGTCTCGCAACAGGCTATATATGGCCTTACACGCTCTTCCTTCTGCGCTGGCATCATCCATGGTTGCAATTCTGCCGCCGCCCATCATGCCTAATGCTAGATTGCAAATTTGTACGTCACTGGCCATGTATCACCGAAAAGGGGAGGCCGAAGCCTCCCCATTGTGGGTTAACGGATGCCGTCACCAAGGTCTGTCAGGGTTTCCGGCTGTTTGTCTGGCTTATTTTCCTTCTTCTTGGTTTTGGCGGGTTCGCAACATGCGGGGCACTTCTTGCCGAGGATGTCGAACTCTTCTCCCGGCCTGCGACGCGCCCCGCCGATAAAGCACATTACCTTAGCTCTTACGCGCATATGTCACCCCTTACAGAGCGTCAGGATAGGCGACGTTGTACGGCACGTCACTGGTCAGGAAAGCATTGACCTTGCCAGCTGTAACGGCTTCAACCGCAGTGGTCTGCAAAACGCCGAGATACCGCTCGTAAGTGCCTTGAGGAAGTTTCACGGCGCATACCTGATACCCTTCGACCAAAGTGGCCTGCGCAATGGCTGAGGTGCTGAAATGGTACGTTGCGCTGCCGTCTGTGGCAATAGCGGCCTGGGCGTCGGAACACAGATGGAACTGCACGGTAACGCCATCGCCAGCGGAATCGACATCGGTGTCAACCTCGATGACAAGATACAGGTCTTCCCCAACGCCGGGGTTGCCAGGGACAGCGGTCATGTCAATGACATCGCCGATCAGATACGAGCCAGCCGCCCCCGTATTGAGGGCGGTGGCATCGCAAAATTCGTTGCGTTCGTCGAGAATCATATTTGCTCCTTTATCTTAAATGCCGGATTCGGTGTTCAGAATGGCGTCACAGCGTCGTACCGGGATGCCGTCGAACATGGTGACATGCTTGCCTGCTACCTGCTCCATGGTCAGCGTAGACGATGCCACTTTGTTCATGATCTGACGCCGCAGGAAACTTTTGACGGTGCGATTACAGTAGAAGGCAGGACGGCCCATGGACAGCGAGGGGATAATTTCCACAGCCTGGGTCATCAGGTCGATGAGGTCGGGGCCGGAAGAGGCGTTTTTAACCAGGTCTTCCTGGTCAATGCTGATACGGCACACATACCGCCAGTCCCGCACAGTCAAGCCGCAGTCCCAACGGTAATGGCTGCGGTAGGCTTCCATGCGCCCCCCGCTGCCGTCAACGTCCTCGATGGTAACCTGCCCCTTGTCCTCATGTTGCAGACCTGCCTTGGAGCCTTTGGGATAAATGCCGTGTACGGTGTTCGGGCCCCAAACGACAAGCCAGATAGAAGTGTTATCGGAGCCGTCAGGGGTGGCGGCAGAGGTCAGGATGTTGTCGCCGTTTTGTGCGCTCTGATCGTTGAACCGCGGGGAGAAGCCCGTAAAGGCTTCGGGTTCGGTGGACTCATTGCCGTAAAAGAGGGTGGAAGAAAACTCGTTATTCATCCCCTCGATGTGGGCGCGGTCCTCAGACAGCCGGAATGATGCGGTGTTCCCGTTCAGATCGGCAAGAGCCTTGTCAACTTCGGCATAAGCTTCGAGCATACCGCAGGTGTCGGTAATCTGCGCGGTGGTCGATTTTGTCGGCTGCACGCCACCGTACAGCTTACGCCAGGTCGGAGTCGGAAGACCGGTGCGGATGGTGGTCCGATGGCCGGTTGGGAGGTTGCCTTCAAGCCAGACCATATCCTGCAAAATTTCGTTGGTCTGGTTCAACATTTCGGCAATAGTGTCAATTTTGCCGTTGGGGTCCAGCCGCTTGGTTATGTCAAGCAGCGTCGGGTGAGTAGTTGCAAGTGTGCTCATGTTTTACCTTTCTCTCTGCCATCACGACAGTGAATATATGTGCGGCCCTGTCTCTCGACGGTCCATGTTCGTTATCAGTTCATGTCCGGATACAAAATGTGTTCTGGGGTCTTCTCGCCCCCGCCGACGCCTCCCTGCGGACTGTCCTCAGAGAGCTTCTCGCCGATTTTTGACAATAGCTTGACCAAAACGGGAGAATTCCCCATGCCAGACTCATCAAGCCACTTACCAACTTCCTCATCCGCAAAAGTTTTCAACGTCTGGTTGGCAAGCCGCAGGGCCTCATCGTACTTCTCTTTGCCCATCTCCGACGCCATCTGCTTGAGCCCTTCTTGCATCTGTGCATCGGCTTGTTCCCGCAATTTCTCCGTCAGGTTGCCCATCCGCTCCACGTCGAACTTAACGAGCGCATTCACCTGTTCTTGGGTCAATCCGGCCTCTTTCGCAACGGGCGCGAAGGCTTCAAAAGTGGTGCTATCAATTTCCACACCTTCGGGGGCCGTGTATTCCTCCGGGGCTTGCGGGCCTTTCAAGGCGTCCTGCAATGCCTCAAACGAGTCGTAGCCCTTCATCGACTCGCGGTATTCTTCCGGCAATGCGTCTGCCCAATGACTTTGGTTTTCGCCTCCCTGCTCTTGGCTAACCTCTGTCGCTTCCGTTCCCTGGTCGGTTCCGGTGTCAAGTGCTGATTCTTCGCTCATTAGTCCTCCATGGATATCTGTGTCAATTCAAGGCCGCGTTGCTCCAACTCAAGCAAGCCTTGATAGCTTCGTTTGTCCAGTGCGTTGAGGATCTTCAACCCGATAGCGCGCATCCCCTCATTGTAAAACGTCTGGCTGTTGCCGGTCATGCTCGGCTCAAATACGCCGCACTCACGAAGCAGGTCTTCAAGTACTCTTTGCCCGTGCGGTGTGGCAAGAAATGTGCGTCGGTAATCCTCACGCATCCTGCGGATGGCGTCCTTATCCATCAGTAAAGTGCCACAATATCAGTCGCGGTTGTGCCTGTTGACCACACTCGCGTTACTTCCATGCTGATATACCCATCGGTTGCAGGCCAAACAAAGGTGTCGCCCAAGATCGTGGTAATCTTTACCGTCCCGTAACCTCCTACCCATAGCGATCTTGCAGGCCTAGGAAGGTCGGTGTCGTCGGCAGGTGTTACGAGGAAGCCGCCTGCCCCTGCGGATATCGAGCCATTCGGTTGCATGTCTTCTCCTTATACTGCTGGCAATTTGTCCAACAGACCGTTTAATGCCGTGTCTTCTCCGGTAGGGGTTTGCCCTAAATCCTTCGCCGCTTTTGCCGCCTGTGACGCCTGCTCCATCATCATTTGTTGAGCCTGCGCTTGCTTGCGTTGCTGCCGCATCTCTGCCGCTTCGTCGTCGCTCCGTAGCATCTTCGGGTCAGCCCCAGCAAGGTCGGCGTATTCTTCCAGCATGGCATCAAAATTAACGCGGTCGAGAACTTCCGGATTGAAATTCGCAAGGTTCCCGGCAAACATGGCCGTCCTCTCTATCGCTTGCGTTCCGACTGCTTTCTGCGCCTGGGCGAGCAAAGACGTGTATTCAACCTTGATTTCCTGCCCCTGTATCTCCCTCGGAGGCTCCGGCAGGCGGCCGTTACGCATTAAAATATCGAACACGCGGTCTACCAGAGGTGAAAGGAACTCGCTGTTCTGCCGCTCTAGGACAGGCCCGAGAATGGCGAGCTTTTCTTCATGCCTTCGCGCCACCTCCGTGGCTGTCATGTTTTTGTCTTCGAGGATCATCAGGAACAGATCGTTGAAAAATCCCTGCCTTATCCTGTTTTCTACCTCGCGTATTTCGGAAGCGACCGCGCCAATGTCCGGCGTAATCTGCACGGTCGACCGTATAATTTCGTTTTCCTTGGCGTTGACATAGTTCTGCGCATTTGGGAGCAGCGACAGCCTGCCTTTAAAGCTCGATGGTATGTTCATCGGTGGGTTGACAACCTTGTCAATCGACGCGAGCTTGTCACGCTCCAACTTCTGCAGCATCTTTATATCGCCCAACATCTCCATGCCGGGGCAATTAGAGCCGTAAGCGTCTTCTCCCACCACCTCCCAACGCGGGAACATGGCAGGCTGGGTATTGAACCCGCTCTCTTTTAGAAACGAGTCCTCCGGAGCCCCGTCCTCCCAATAGACCGAGGCCCAAGGCATGTTGTCAGACCCGGCTTTGTTGGGGTCGTAGTCCTTGCGCGGAAAGACGGCGTTAATTACTCGCACCTGCGCGTCTGGATTCTTTTCTGCAAGGTTGCGCGTATGCGGAGAGCAGTTGTTAAGCCCGAACTGTTCCGCTACCGTCCTTGCGGTCATCCAGTACCACCTGAAGCCCGTGTCAACACTCCCTGCATGGTCTGTGGCCAGCGTGTAGCTGCCGACCGTCCAAGGTACACAGCGGATCATCTTCTTAGGATCTTCGTAGACG